TTCCGCTACCGAAAACCGTAAGTATACCGTCTGCTTCTTCGACGGTATACTTTTCATATTTTTTGGAAACAAACAGGGAATCCCTGAAGTCAGTGACGATAATATTATTCTTTTTCATGAAAACACCCTTTTCGGTAAAATGTTACCTTTCTGTATACCTTAAAGTTTGTATCGGTATCCAGTAACAGTGTAACATAAAAACAGGTAAAAAACAACAAGCAAGATTAAAAAGCGGAAAAACCGTAAAGGGGTGAAGTCGCTATGGATAAAAGCGAAAAGAGTTTATTTTATTCTGCCAAAGACCTGATCGCGCTTGGAATTGGGGGTCATAACAAGGTTTACGCTCTTATGAATTCCCCAGACTTTCCTTCTGTTCGTATCGGTGGACGACTGTTAGTGCCGAAAGAAGCCTTTTGGAAGTGGCTTAAGGAACAGTCCCAAAAAGGCGGTGAAGCAAAATGACACGGGAATACTTTCTTTCGACGATAACAGATGTCTTGAAGCCTGGCATTGAAAACGCCGTAAGCCTTGAATATTTGTGTTCTTATTACGGAACAGGTGAACGGACGATCCGCGCTTTTCTCCACCATGCCAGGACAAACGGCATTCCGATCTTATCGTCTACGAAATACGGCGGTTATTATCTTCCGAAGGACCAGAAGGAAGCCCAGGAATTCATTAGATCGCAAACCAACCGCGCGAAAGCCTGCTTTGCCAGCTTAAAAGCGGTAAAGGAATACGTTAAGTCAATGGATAACAGCGGACAGATGTCGCTTGATATGGACGCTTAAAAAACGCCAGGAAAGGGGGTGGCTTAATGTATACAGGCGTTTACGATTCGTTCTGGACAGACAGGAAAGTTGAAAATTTGCCCGACGAAGCAAAACTATTATTTCTCTACCTTATCACTTGTCCACACCGAAACATTATCGGCTTTTACCGTCTGCCAAAAAAGTATATTGCGGCAGATTTAGGCTGGAACGTTGAAAGGGTTTCGAAAGTGTTAGGAACGCTATGCGAAGCCGATTTAATAGGTTATGACGAAGCCGCTTCCATTGTATTGGTCCGAAAATTTCTTCGCCATAATCCGATTGAAAATCCTAATATGGAAAAAGCGGCAATAAAAAAGGTTAATGAACTTGAAGACAATAGCCTTTTCGGTGACTTTTTAACCTTTATTCAAACGTTAGAAAAGCCTTTGCAAAGGGTTGAGGAAACCGTTAAGAAACGGTTACATAAAGGGTTGCGAAATACAGAACCAGAACCAGAAGAAGAACCAGAACCAGAAGAAGAACCAGAAGGTATGCACGGAGCGGAAACCGCTCCATGCCGGCAAGCTGAGAATCACGTTATTTCTTTGATATTAAACGATAAGAGCGAATATTCGGTTACGGAAGAACAGGTTGAAGAATGGACAAGGCTGTTTCCGGCCGTTGATGTTATACAGGAACTGCGAAAAATGAAAGGATGGCTTGACGCTAATCCTTCAAGGCGGAAAACCAAAAACGGAATTCTTCGGTTTATCCATAACTGGCTATCTAAAGAACAGGACCGCGGAGGTTATAAAATAAAGCCCGCCGCCCCCGTATTTAAGAACTATGACGACGACGAAGACTTCCTGGGAGGGTGTAGAGCGTCGCCATAAGCGGAAAGGGGGCCGAGTGTGTGGAAAATATTTTGACTAACGAAGAACTGGTCAAGCTGTATCACGCTGGTAACCCTTCCGCCCTGGAAGCCTTGTATTTACAGAATTACGGCCTGATCTGTCAAACTGTCCGGCGGCTATGCTGGTCAAAGCCGGAAACTTTTGAAGACGAAATGCAGGAAGCATATTTTGCCCTGGTACAAGCTGTCAAAGCCTATCCGGACAGTACAGACATTAAGTTTTCGACTTACATAATCAATAGCATTAAATGGCATAAGGCGCGCCGTAACGATAGAGAACGCCAGCGAAATCCGAATAATTTTATAACTATCAGCCTGGACGAACCGCTTCCAGGTATCGAAGACGGGGACCTGACCCTGGGAAGTACAATTGCCGATCCAGAAGCCGAACTTGAATTTGAAGATCGTGTCGAACAAATCGCGGATCAGCAAGTCCAGGAACGGCTAAAAGAAGTATTAAGCGAAATTATCGCCGGTTTACCACGACGAAGCCGAGAAGTTATCAGGGAACGGTTAAAAGGATATTCACAGGCTGAAATTGCCCGATTATTCGGGATTTCTGCAAGCGCTGTCGGGCAGTATGAAAACATTGCATATAGAGAATTCAGGAAACGGGAGAACCTGGAGAAGCTGAAGGAATTCCTGGATTATTACAACCTGGGATATAAAAACACCAGCTTCAGGTTTTGGAAGGATACAGGTTACAGTTCGGTTGAATGGGCTATTGAAAAGAAACTGGCATTTGAAGCACGTTGGATAAGAAAGGAAGGTGGAAAAGGTGAAAATAACGGCTGAAAAGGTGGATAGTCTTTTGAAAGGATACAGGCAGGAATATCCGTTCTTGATTGATTTTCTTAACGAAGAATTATCAAAAGAACGGCCTTCAAAGGAGATCGTCGAAAAAACAGAGTTTGAAATATATTTATACGATCTTTTATTCGAAACGGTGATGTCACTTAATTACCGCTATAGAATACCCCTAATTAGCCATTATTTTTCCAAAACCCCGAAGACTTATGACCAGGTAGCCGCCGAAATGGGGGTTTGGACTTCTACCCATAGTCGGCGCTTAAAGGAAGGCAAAAAGCGGGTTTTGGCTTTGATGAACGCAAAACTGGAATGGTTTGAAAAGAATAAAAAGCCTGAAGAAGCCTGAAATATGCGCGTGTGAATAGGGGAAAACCTGACAAAACCCCACCTACGCGCGCGTGAGAGATCTGGCCGAGTTATTAACGCTTCAAGCGTTTTTATATAGCCGTACCCGTTCCGGCGAACAGACGGGACCGCAAAGCGTGTGGAAGTCACGTTAAACACAGCGGGAATGATAAGTAAAATAGTAGGGTGGTGTGATATGAAAAGCAATCAAGCATATTGGGCAAAAAGAGCGTTGGCCCGCGAAAAAGAATCCTTTAATCGCGGCGCGGAAATTGTAAAGCGATTGTTAACAGAATATCAGGCGGCGGCAAAGTCTATTCAAGAAAAGATCGCGGCTTTTTACGTCCGATACGCTGATAAGCATGGATTAACTTACGATCAGGCCGTTAAGCGTCTTGGACATAACGAATTCAAGGAATGGAAGGCTACGCTTGGGGAGTATGTCACCAAGATCGCCCAGGAAACCGATCCGCGAATCAAGAAGTTACTAACCGCACAGCTTGACGGGCTGTCATACAACAGCAGAATATCGCGACTGGAAGCGTTACAGGGACAAATCGATCTAATTCTGAATGAACTATACCGCAATTCAATCGCAGAAATAAAGAGCGGATTTGAAGTCATTTTCACAGAAGCGTATTACGATAAAATATACGATCTTCAAAGCCGTGCCGGTTTTCTGAATGAATTCGCAAGGGTAAATACGAGAATGATCGAAAATGTTATTTCCTATCCCTGGTCCGGCGCCATGTTTTCGGACCGGCTATGGCGAAACAAGCAAGCACTTATATTTAACCTTCGTGAAATTACTACGCAAGGTATGATTCACGGGGAAGGCGTGTCCGTTATGGCGAAGAAAATGTCAGACAAGATGGGACAATCCTTTAAGGCGGCCGAACGCCTGATCCATACCGAAACCAGTTATATTCACGCAGAAGCCACAGCACAGGCGTATAAGGAAGCTGGTGTCAAAGAATACGAATTTGTAGCAACTTTGAATGAAGCGTGCTGTTCTGTTTGTGGATCGCTGGACGGGAAACACTTTAAGCTGGAAGAACGGCGGCCGGGGGTTAACTGCAATCCGATTCATCCGAATTGTCACTGTACTACGATCGAATATGATCCAGACGAAGAATTTTACTGGAAAGAATCTGGCATAGAAATGCCGAAGCGTATGACAAATCCGGAATGGCGCCAGAAAATGGGCCTTCCGCCACACAAAAAAGTATGAAAGGGGTGAATGTTTTGGGTGTAGATAATAGACAGCTAAAAGAATTTGAGCAAAATCTCCGCCGTCTTGCCGAACAAGTTCCCGAATTCATGGAAGAATTAATAAAAGGCGAAGGTGTATTCGCGGTAAAAGAAGCGAAAAGAATCTGTTCAAGCGAGCAAATTTCACCTTCGACAAAAGGCAGTTCGGGAAATTATCGAAATTCTTTTCATTCAGGTGATAAGGATTCGAAATACGAAGGACCGGCAGAACATGACGGAAGCCAGCCGGTCAGAACAGGTAACAAATACACGGTTGATGTATATAACAACCTGGATTATGCTAAACATCTTGAATATGGGTTTCGAAGTCATTTTGTCCCTGGACACTGGGAAGGAAAAACTTTTGTTTACCAGCGCAATGATCCAGCCGGCGGAATGTATGTCGGGAAACCTGGCGGTTATATACGTGGGCGCTATGTTCTTAAAAGAGCCATAAAAAATACAAAGGACACGCAAGCCGCCAGACTTCGGATTAAGCAGGAAAGGAAAATCAAAGAATTCCTTGAAAAAAAATAAAATAAGAAAGGGGATTATCACAATGAAATACGGTATCGACAACCTTATCAAAA